AACCCGACATCTTACGTTGGGATGCAGATCACCTACAACCGCAGCGATGACAACGACGCCGATTTTAACACGACCCGCGTTGGCGTAAGCGGAACGCTTAGCTGCCGGAACCTGAGCGCATGGGGAAGCAAATCCCGCGTGGTAAATACCAGCTTCGGCGCGCTGAAAATGGCCGCATTCGAAACCCCTACCCCGACCTTTGCCGATTGGGGCCGCGGCGAATGTGGCCCGGACGGCTGGTGCGTAATCGTACCTGACCCTCGCTACGCAGAAACAGTGGCCCAGCACGGGCAGCTGACCTGGCTGCTGACGGACTGCGATGGCACCGGCCACCTGTGGGCTGAGGATTGCGGCCAGTATGCCGTTATACATGGCAATCCAGGACAGAAATTTTCATGGATGGCTATGGCGGCACAAAAGGGCTATGAGGGCGAGTACGCCGAACCCAGCGAGTGCAATTATCCTGCTCCCATGCCGGAAGGCGAAGATTTGGCCGCAATTACCGCCGCCCGTGCGCTGGATTCCAGTGCTGACGCTGCGGACAGCTTGTTGACCGATACCAACGCAAAACTAAATACCAAAAATCTGTTGAAATTGGAGGATAACGAGGCATGAAAAAACTGACCAGCGTTGCGGTGGTTACAACCGCAGAGGGCGAGCGCGTATCTTACGCTTACACCGAATTAGACAGTGACGGCAACATCACCAGCCAGAACAACCGGGCATCTTTTGTAGCCCTGGACGATGATCTGCTGACCGCCATTGCAACCCTGAAAAACGCTGTAAACGCACGACTGTAAAGGAGGATGCACCATGACTGACAACAAACGCATTAAAGATTGCAAACGCAAAGTTATTGCTGCAATTAACGAAGCAAGGCTGCCGTTTGCCGTCACAGAGTTGATTTTGGAGAACGTTTTGAACGCCGTGCGGGAGAATATGGCAGCCGAAGAAGCAGCGGCGGCAAACATCGAACCTCCGAAAACAGAGGAAGAAAAACCGCCGTATTAAGGCAGTGAATGGATGCGGTTAAATCCAGATTGGAGGGCGTGTAATGGCATTGCATGAAGTACAGCTGAAAGGATACAGTGTTAAACCCGGCAATTTATCGCTTGGCACTTTTGACAGTTACGGTATCGAGCAGCTGCATGTGACCCTTGACGATACGTGGAGCGGGCTTGCTGTAACGGCAACGTTTAACCCGCCGAAGGGCGAACCCGTTGAAATCCGTGTGCCGGAAAACGGCCTGATTGATGTGCCTGCCGAAGCAACCGCCAATGAAGGTACGGGCGCTATCGTGTATTGCGGCGTTGCCAATGGTGTGCAGCTCATCACAAAAACGCAGGGATACAACGTGATTACACACGGAAACGTTGGTGGAACTGCGCCGTTTAATCCCAGCGAATCGCTTGCAACGCAGGTTTTGCAGGCTGCACTTAACGCAGAGAAGAACAGCGCGGAGGCAAAGAGTGTGGCCGATGGCTTGCGGAATGATGCGGCTAGCGGCAAATTTGACGGCAAGGATGGTGCCAAAGGTGACAAGGGCGAGACTGGCACAACGCCGCAGCTGAAAATTGGCGAGGATAATCTGTGGCAAGTTTCGTATGACAATGGTGCAACTTGGGTATCCCTTGGCGTGAAAGCCACCGGCGCGGCAGGTAAAGACGGTACAAACGGCCTGACACCCCACATTGGCGAAAACGGCAACTGGTGGTTGGGGAATACAGACACTGGCGTATCGGCCAAAGGCCCAAAAGGTGATACTGGTGCCAAATGTGCTGACGGTGTAAGCCCGACCGCCACCGTTACTCAGACAGATGATGGGGCAGAATTTACTGTTACAGATGCCAGCGGCACAACGACTGCTACGATAAGAAACGGAACTGATGGTAAGGATGGCGCACCTGGCGCACCTGGCAAAGATGCCGTTGTGGATGCAACATTAACGCAGGATGGGCAGGCAGCGGATGCGAAGGTCACCGGTGAAAAGATTAGTCAGCTAAAGGAAGATACTGCCGCGCTGCAGAAGCGCCAGAATGTGCTTGTTGGCAGCGAGACAGGCAACCCGGTAAGCTGTAATGATGCATATTCTGCCCCGCTGTGTGGGCTGAACGTGTACGGCAAGAGCACGCAGGACGGCACACCCACGCCGGATGCCCCTGTGCCTATCGTGAGCGCTGGTGACAGCGGGAGCGTGGCGGTGAAGGTGACAGGGAAGAATCTGTTTTACGAACAGGAATTTCAAGAATATTTTATCAATTCAGTAGCAAATACCGTTGGTTTAGCCACCGGAAATGTATCATGTGTTTTGCAAGTGGTTACAGGAGCTAAATACTATGTTACGAGAAGCAAAATTGGAGATAAATTCCGTGCTGCGGTCGTTGATAAGCTACCCACTTCAGGTAATCCGGTTACTCCGTCTAGCGGTATAAATGCAGATTCAAAACGACAAATAGAAATTTCTGCGACATCCAAGTACATGGTCATTCAATGTGAGGATGAAGCAGCTTTTAGTGAGTTGATGGTGTCGTTGGATTCATCCACAGCCTACTCCCCCTACCGTGAACAGCTCCTCACCCTGCTCACTCCCAACGGCTTACCTGGCATACCTGTCACCTCTGGCGGCAACTACACTGACCCGCAGGGTCAGCAATGGGTGTGCGATGAGGTGGATTTGGAGAGAGGGGTGAAGGTGCAGAGGGTGAACGCTGTGGACTTGTCAACCTGTGTAATTACGGGTACAACTAATTTGGTGGCAACAAAACGACTTGCGATTCGGTTGCCACTCAAATGTAAAGATTATACAGCAAAAGCCCTATGCAATAGATTGCCATATTTAGTTTCGTTTACTAGCGATACCATTCACTTTTATGTAGACACAAACAATGCGCAGGTTTTTATTCCCATTGGCGCTAAAAACCCGGAAGAAGGAGAATACATTTTATTCTGCGTTCTCGACGCTCCTATCGAAACCCCGCTCACCCCTGCTGAAATTGCCGCCTACAAAGCCATCACCGCTTACGCACCCGACACCGTGGTGCAAGCGAGCGACGGCGCAGGGGTAAAGCTGGAATATCAGCGCGATGTGAACATTGCAATCAAAAAGCTTGAGGATGCCATTGCATCCATGACCGCTACCTAAAGGAGGGAAAGCATATGGCAATTAAATCCAAATCCCGGCACGACCTGACCCTGCGCTCTATTAAGCGGGAAATCGCCGCCGAACGTGACGTGGCATACTGGTTGGACAAGGCGTACACCCATCTGGACAGTGGCCTGCTGACGGAGGACGACATCACAGAAGTGGAGACTCTGGCACAGGCGTACTATGACGCTCTGGACGCTGAGGACAAGGCGAACGCTGAGGAAATCACGCATTAAGGAGAATATCAAACAGAAAGGACAACAAATCATGAGACTTTCAAACGGTGAAGGCCGACTGGAAGACCTACCGGCAGGCGCTGCGGGATGTGCCCGAGCAGGCGGGCTTCCCCTACGCGGTGGAGTGGCCTGTGCCGCCTGTGGAATAAAAAGGAGAGTGAAACCGATGAATGATGAAATGATTCTGTCGCCCGAAATGGACGAGGAACTGTCGAACGGGAAGGGAGAGGACGAGAATGAGTGATTCTGCACTGGCCGTTTACACGGCCATCAGCCCAAACTGCAACCGGCCCCGGAGCCAGCCCATCAGCAAGATTACCGTTCATCACATGGCTGGCAACACAACGCTTGAGGCTTTCGGCGCTCTTGTCGGTAAGACCTCTCGCCAGATGAGCGCAAACTACGCCATCGAAAGCAGCGGCCGCATCGGCTTGTTTTGCCACGAAGCTGACCGCTCTTGGTGTTCGTCCAGTCCGTGGAACGACCACCGGGCTATTACGATTGAGGTTGCCAACGACAGCGGCGCACCGGACTGGCACGTCAGCGACAAGGCGTATGCCGCGCTGCTCGACCTTTGCACCGACATTTGCCGCCGCAACGGCATCAGGGAACTGACCTACACCGGCGACAAGAACGGCTCGCTCACAATGCACTGCTTTTACGCCGCCACGGCCTGCCCCGGCCCCTATCTCAAGAGCAAGTTCCCCGACATCGCCGCCGAGGTCACAAAGCGTCTGAAAGGGGAGAGCGCTGCCGTTGAACCCGCCAAGACGAATGAGGAAAACTTCATCTCCGTCATGGTGGAGAAATGCCAGACCCGTTGCCTGAACGCCCATCTTCTTCCGTCGCTGTGCATTGCGCAGGCTTGCCTTGAAAGCGCCTACGGCACGAGCGAGCTTGCAGTACAGGCAAACAACCTGTTCGGCATCAAGGCCAGCAATTGGAGCGGCAGAGTGTACAACAAGGCCACGAAGGAGTGGGACGGCAGCAAGTATATCACCATCACGGCGGGCTTCCGCGCCTACGATACGATGGTCGCCTGTGTAGAGGACTACATCAAGAAGCTGACGACCATGCCGCGCTACTCGAACCTTGTCGGCTGTACCGACATCAACAAGGCGTGCGAGTACATCCGCGCCGATGGCTGGGCGACCAGCCCGACCTACACGTCCAGTCTGCTGGCGGTCGTGAAGCAGTTCAACCTGACACGGTACGATGCCGCCATCAAAGAGGACAAGCCCGCCGCGCCGACGCATCAGGAGGTCTGGCTTGACCACGTTGTGCTGCCGAACGCTGCGGCGATGGAGTTCTACCTCATCGCCAAGAAGTACGGGCTGGACAATGATAAGGCGTATCACGCTAAATTTGTGGAGGTGTGATGCCGATGCAGCATGTATTCTCGTTTACGCTTGCGGAGGCCTGGGCGTTTTTGATTTACGCGGCGGGCGCTGCTGCCGGACTGTATGCCGGGGGCGTTGCCATCAGCAAAGTCATCACCGCAGTGAAAAAGCCGAAGACCGACCAGGACAACCGTATTACCAAGTTAGAAGCGCGGGTGAACGCTATGGAGGGCTTTTTGAGAAACGACAAACAGCGGCTTGACCGCATGGATGAAGGGCAGCACGTGACCATGCAGGCACTGCTTGCCCTGCTTGACCACAACCTTGATGGAAACAACATTGACCAGATGCAGAAAGCCAAGGAAGCTTTGCAGAAGCATCTGATCGGCTAAAAAAAGGAGAAAGCAAAATGGATATTTCTTTTCTGTCCGAATACATGATTCCCGTGATTGTTGGCATCTGCCTGTGCGTGGGCTGGATTGTCAAGCAGTGGATTAAGGATGTTGACAACCGGTATATTCCCACGATTTGCGCGGCGCTTGGTGTTGCGCTGGCCTGCTGGATGAATTGGCCTGAAATTACCGCTACTGTGATTTTGTCCGGCCTTGCAAGCGGGCTGGCATCCACCGGTCTACATCAGGCTTTCAAGCAGATTCTTGAGGGCTTTGGCAATGGGAAGTAAGTTTGATTTCCGAATGAGCCGCAGCGACTATGATGACCTCTGTTTTGACCTGACCGATGACGAACACGCCGTACTAGACTTGCGGCGGCGTGGGCTGCACAACGCCGATATTGCGGCGGAATTGTATTGCAGTGAAAGGACGGTTAATCGGAGAGTTAAAGCGATAAAAAATAAAATAAGGTAAGAAAAGCCCCCGTTTGTGATACATTCAATCACAAACGGGGGCTTTCTTGTTTTTATTGCTTCGATACATATACAATCGCGCTACGAATTGCAGTTGATATCGAAATGTTTTTTCCGGACTGCTTTGACATTGTGCTGACAATGTTTTGTAATACATCATATTCGTCAAAGTGTAAGGCTATGTCCATTCTTTTCCTATAGTAAAATGCGATATCAGAACGTTGTGGAAGTGGATACACTGGCAATTTACATTTTAAGATACAATACCTTGCCGCATCCGAAAGACTTTCAAGTTTCATCCTTTTTTGCAAGTTTGAAAGTGCGGATAACTCGTTCGGAAGAAGGTATGCAGTAACAATTTTTGATGGTAACGGGGGCAACGATTTCATTTCATTGCCCCTCCTCGTCTTTTGCCTTTTGATTTTGCCTCGAATTCCTTGTCGGGCGCTTGATATAAGGCTCATTTTCGTCTATGAGCCAGTCACGGCCCATTTTGTGCGCGGTCTTAAATCCTCCGCGCAAAACTTTCTGCCGCACGGTTGCGGGAGTTCTGCCGTGTCTAAAAGCGTATTCCTTGAGAGTAATGTCCATCTTGATGCCTCCTGCATCCTTAGATGCTTCCAAAAGTCTCCTCAATAGCGCGGGTGGTCATGTAAATGGGCTTCTCGTTGCTGTGCTCTGCATTCCAATTCCGTGCAACATCGTTTGCGGTTAGTGTTGCAGAAAAAATCTGAATGCTGTCTCTGCTACCAAAAAGCTTGTTGCAGATAGCAACAGCATCTGCGCGGCTCATATCCTTGAACCAAGTCTTGATGATAACTTTATAAATCAGGTCGGTTTCTGCGGCCTTGACAGCTGCTGCCATCTCTTCGTCATCATTCAATCCGCTGCGCTGTGCACCGCCAAAAAGAAAAGCCATGTCATTCGCTATAAAGCTATCTCCGTTACCCCACATTTGCTGATAGGTATTAACGATGCGCTCGGTTTCGGCCTTGTTCGCTTCGTTTGCCTTGCTGATGATATCTGCGTTGATGTTGTTAATAATGGTGTTAGTCATTTTGTTTTCCTCCTGTTATAATTGTGTGTTTATTCCTTATTTTGCTTATATTATACTACTCTAAAGTAGCATTGTAAATAGACTTTTGTAAAATATTTTGTATAAACTTGGCGTAAAACTGTCGCGTTCGTGTCGCACGTTTTTACGTCTATTTTTTTATAATTAAGCTAGAGGAAACAAAAATGGCTTACACACAAATCAATCTAAATCCAGAACACAAGCGTGTTGGAGATTGCACCGTTCGGGCCATTGCGACGGGAACAGGGAAAAGCTGGGAAGATATATACGCAGCATTAGCACTTGAGGGCTATTTGCTGCATGATATGCCAACGGCAAATTATGTTTGGGGCAGTTATCTGCGGCGGAAAGGCTGGCAGCGGCACACACTGCCAAACACCTGCCCGGACTGTTACACCGTTGCGGATTTCGCCGCCGACAATCCGACTGGCGTATATATTCTGGCTATGGCAACGCACGTTGTCGCGGTCGTTGACGGCGATTGGCTTGATACTTGGGACAGCGGCGAAGAAACGCCACTGTATTATTGGCAGAAAGGATGATTGACTATGGCGTTTGGCGTACCGTATCAGCCCGGCTATATGCCGAACTATTATCCGATGGGGCAGCAGATGCCGTCGGCTATGCCAGATCAGCTTGCACAGCTCCGGCAGGCGGCGTATCCGCAGCAGCAGCCAACAGCGCAGCAGACCGCGCCTATTATATGGGTGCAGGGCGAAGAAGGAGCCAAAGCGTATATGGTCGCGGCAGGAAACAGCGTGCTGCTGATGGACAGCGAAAACAGCACATTTTATATCAAATCCACCGATGCCAGCGGTATGCCGCAGCCTTTGCGCGTTTTTGACTACTCGGAACGCACGGCAAGCCAGAAACAGCCCACACATACCGCGCAAAAGCCAAAAGAAGAATATGTCACACGGCAGGAGTTTAACGCTCTGACAGCCCGCTTTGACGCTCTGACGGCAGACAAGCCTTTGACGCGCAAGAAAAAGGAGGCAGACAATGAGCAACCCTCTGTTTAACGTTTTAGGTGGCGGCAAAATGCCGGGCGCGATGGGACAATTTCAGCAGATGATGCAGCAGTTTCAGCAGTTCCGGGCGAATTTTCAGGGAGACCCCAAGAAAGAAGTAGAAAAGCTGTTGCAATCAGGGCAGATGAGCCAAGCGCAGCTGAACCAGCTGCAAGCGATGGCGCAGCAGTTTAGGTCGTTTATGTGACAGGTTTAATCCGTGCGCACGGTTAGACAATAAAATTTATTTGAAGGGAGTACAATTATGAGTTTGTCTTCGGATGGCACTGTGATGACGATGCCTGTTCAGCCCGCGAATAGCGGTAGCGGCAATGGCTGGGGCTTCGGCGGTGACGGTGCTTGGTGGATTATTATCCTGTTCCTGTTCGTTTTCTGCGGCTGGGGCGGCAACTGGGGCAACAACGGTTTTGGCGGCAACGGCAGCACAGGCGCAGTTGACGGCTACATTCTCACCAGTGATTTTGCCAACATCGAACGCAAGATTGACAACGTAAACAACGGCCTGTGCGATGGTTTCTATGCACAGGCACAGCTTGTCAACGGCGTGCAGAACGCTATGCAGCAGGGCTTTATGTCGGCGGAAATCAGCCGCGCAAACCAGCAGGCGGCATTTATGCAGCAGCTGAATGCAATGCAGATGCAGCAGGCCAATTGCTGCTGCGAAACCCGCGAAGCGATTCAGGGCGTAAATTACAACCTTGCTACGCAGGCCTGCGACACGCGCCAGACTATCCAGAACGGCACGCGGGACATCATCGAGAATCAGAACGCCAACGCCCGCGCGGTGCTTGACGCGCTGACGGCGCAGCGCATTGAAGCTAAGGATGCCAAGATTGCAGAGCAGAGCCAGCAGCTTTTTGCTGCACAGCTTTCCGCAAGTCAGGCTGCGCAGAATGAAACGCTGAAAGCCTATATGAGCGGGCAGCTTGCCTATTACAACCCCCGCCCTGTTCCGGCTTTCCCCGTTCCCGCACCGTATCAGTATGGGAATTGCGGCACCTGCAACTGCTAAAACCGAATAGCAATAGCAACTGTTTCCAAATTGGAAACTGTTCAGCTCCGTGCTGATTTTGCAAAAAAGCGGCGGGGCAACAGTCCCGCCGCTATACTTATATGAAAGGATCGATTTTATGGCTGAATTTACGAATTCCAGTATCGTGAACATTGCCGCAGGGCAGAATGTGCCGCTTACCGAAACGGCAGTTTGCGGAAAAAGCTGCATTGTTCACCGTGCCGGGTCTGGCATTGTAACGCTGCGCGGTTTGACAAATCAGTGCAAGGCACGATTCAAAATTTCGTTTGGGGCGAATATTGCAATTCCAACTGGAGGAACAGTTGAAGCGATTTCAGCTTCTCTTGCAATCAATGGTGAGCCGCTGAATAGCGCCACAGCAACCGTGACACCTGCGGCAGTTGAAAATTTCTTCAATATTTACATTGCTGCATTTGTAGAGGTTCCTCGTGGATGCTGCGTAACAATAGCGGTGGAAAATAGCAGCACGCAGGCAATTTCCGTATCCAACAGCAATCTGATTGTTGAACGCGAAAGTTAAGAAAGGGGAAAATAACAATGAGCATGAAAGCAATGAATGACATCCGGGAAATGCTTTGTGATGAACTGGATGAAGTTTCCCGTCACGGCACTTTGAATGTTCGTGATCTTGACGTGGTTTACAAGGTCACACAGAGCATTGCCAACCTTGATGACATCATGGAAGAAGAGGGTTACAGCCATGATGGCGGTTGGGAAGCAAAAATGCGCGGGAGTTATGGCAACGATATGCGCCGTGACCGCCGTTATGCGGATGACATGCGCCGCCGGATGGACACAGACCAGGATGACCGCGAATATAAACGCCGCTATGCGGAGGATATGCGCTGAACAGGGGGTGTAAGGCTTGAAAGAGCTTACATACAAGGACTTTGAGGACTATGAACAGCGCTTGATGGAAGAAGCCTATTATTGCATGGGTGATGCAATATCCTCCAAAAGCCTGACAGAGTTTGAAAGCATTGTGCGCTGTTACGTTGCCATGAATGACTTTGCAAGAATGCTTCGCATCGCAAAAGATTCCGGCGACTTGAAACAATGGGTGCATAACATGGAAAACGCCGACGGCTCCACCGGCGAACACTGGACGATAGAACAGACCTCTACTTACATGGCCCCGCGTGGGATGGATTGCACAAAAGAAGAATTCTATGCGGCCATGAACATGATGTTCAGTGACTACTATCCGGCAGCTAAAAAGCACAACGTGAACATGGCTGAATTCTATGCAGACTTGGCGGCGGCATTCATCAATGACAAAGATGCTTCCAAAAACAAAGTGGAAAAATATTACGAGTGTGTTGTGGAATGA